ATGAAAAAATTAAAAATAACAAATCTTTCTGAAAAAGATATTCAGAATCTAAAACAAATAAAAATTATAGAGCTGGAAGAAATGAAACTTCAAGATTTGAAAATTCTGAAAGTTAAAATTGAAATAGCTATTAAGAATATGGAAAAAGACTAGAATTTTTGAGGTTCTAGTCTTTAAATTTAAAATTATGCATATTTCTTTAATATTTCATTTGCTAATTTAACTTCCATTTTTTTATAAATTTTTGTATCAGCACAACTTATCATTGTTGCTTTTTCAATTATTTCAGCGTGTGGAACTCCTTTATGTCCACAGCATTTTAAAGCTGAACCAGCAATACTTTTTACCAAACTGTTTGTTGATTTATACTCTGGCTCCAAAATATGTCCTGCTAAATTTGCTATTTCTTTAGTTTCCATAAGCACCTCCATTTTTCAAAATATTTCTTGAAAAATAGAAGTTTTTTTGTTATAATTTATTAAAGTGTATTAAACAAAAATCTTCTATTTCGCAAGATTTATAATAGTTTTACAAATTTGCAGTTTGTTAAACTATTTTTTTTATATATAAATTTATTTTTATATACTAACAATTCTTTTTTTGTATTGTAGCCACCGTTTGGGAAACACCATATTTTTTAGATACTTCTTCTACTGTTAAATTTTTAACTTCTTCTATATCGACTAAAAACTCTGCTGCAAAAGTATTTGCCTGCCATTCAATATCTTCATAAGGTTTCACAGTCTCATCGAATCTACAAAATTTTATTTCAGCATCCATCAAAGAATGTAATATCATATGTCCTATTTCGTGTGCTATTGTAAATCTATCTCTGGTATTCCCTTTAGCCGCTCCCAAATAAACACTTTCTCTTATTCTCATAACCTTGTCCGAAGGATCGAATTCTGCATAATTTGTTTTAAGTTGAGAATCTTCTACAATTTCATACTCATACTTTACTAAAGACACAAATATCTCCAAAAATTTTAAAATATTTATCTTTTTTCCTTTTAACCCCCACTTTTTCTTTAGAGTTTCAGCAATATTTCTTATATCTTTTCTGGAGCGTGGCTTTACCTTTATTTTTGAACTATTCTTCTGTATTTCCATTCAAGTACCCCCTTATCTTTTCTATTTGTTTGTCATTCAGCTTACTAATTTCTCTAGCATACAATAAACTTAATTCTTGCTGTTTTTCGTTCAAAGAATCTAACCGTATCTTCATTTCGCCTGAATAAATATTTATTGCCTGCAAAATTTTTTCCTTAACATTCTCACTCAATTGATAGACTTTGAAAAGTTTTTCTGCAAAATCTTTTGGAATATTCCGTTTTCCGTTTTCGATTGCTGATAAATATGAAACAGAAATTTCAAGTTTACGAGCCATATCAGAAGAAATTTCATCGTTATCAATTCTAATTTTTCTAAGTTTTTTCCCTAAATTTGTAACTCCTTTAGTTTTCATATTTTCTCCCTACTTTCTTTCTTTTGAATAAATTATATCAAACGTCCTAACTTTTGTCAACAGATTTGAATAAAAAATTTACAATTTTGTAAAATTATATTATATAAAAAAAAGATAGCCATTTCTGGCTACCTCTATAATTTATTTTCCTTTGTTTGTGTCACTCATCTTTTTGTTATAGTAATACAGTATTATTAATGATATTACTATGCTCAACATAACTATTATAATATTTTCTATCAAAGATTTTTCCCTTAACGACTCTATTAAAGATATTTTTTGTGTTTTGTTTTCCAGTATCAATTTTTCTATATTTCTTTTGTACTGCCAATCTCTCTGGGCTACAGACAAAATTGAACTGATAGTATAAAGCACAATTAATTTCACTATTCCTTTGTTTGCAAAGTTTATTTTTTGGCTTTCCTGAAAATCTTTATGCTTTTTATCTTTAAATATCAAATCCCTAATCGTCTTTTTTGTCCCAGCTATCGCCATTATTCCCACCACCTAACCATTTATCAATAAGCCTATCCAATGCCTTAGGCACTTTATCCTCAAGAACTTCAATTATCAATTCCACAAAATAACCTACAACAATTATCAGTAACATCACTACAATATCTATTTTAGGAATCTTCTTTAAGAAATCTAAATACATTAATACATATAAAGCCAATGCCATTATTCCATATAAAATCCTAATTGCTATTGGATTTATTTTCAAATGGTTGTTTACTCTGTATAATAAATTTCCTAGCGTTCCTAAAATCAATCCGTACACTATGAATACGAAATCGACTAAATAATTTTCCATTTCTGCTCCTTATTTCTGAATTTTAAAGTATGTTTTTGTTCCCTGCTTTTTCCTCGTCAAAAATTTGTTGCAGTATAACTTTTAAGTCAAATGTTTTTCTAGCTTCCTTTAAGACTTCTGATAGCACTTCTTCGCCAATTTCTTCTGCAAAGTCAGGAATCCATTTTCTGTCAATTGATTTTTCTTTTTCTAATAGTTCTTCAAGTTTATCCCAGAAACCTTCATACACCTGTTTAAATTTCTCTGCTCCAGCTTTTCCTTTTGCGATTATTTCTGTTTTATAGATTAAAGTCTTCCCTAATTCTAAAATTTTACCTGTCAAATATATTTTTGCTGCCAATTTATCCATTTTTATCACTCCTATTTTATTCTTTTTCTTAAAATGTTTGCATATTTAGTCATTATTTCCCTTTGTTCTTTCAACAATTCTTGTTCTTTCAAATCTATTGTTTTAAAAATATCATTTTTTTCGATGAAGTTATTCAATTTTTCGATTTTAAAGTTTAAATCGTTGAGTTCTTTTCTTAATCTTGATTTATAATCGTCCATTTTCATCTCTCCCTTTTCTTGTTTTTTATCATTTCGATTTTAAGATAGCTAACAAGCCCTACAATCAATTTTACTTTGTTAGCTAACCTTTTATACTAAAATTATTTTTTACGCTCGAATTAGGCTTATATCAAAGCCATTTTTAGTTATTATTCCAGTAATTTTTTACCGCCGCTACATAATATTTTGCAAGTTCTTTTTTTGTTGATTCTAACGCTTTCATATCTTCTGAATTTGTTATGAATCCGCTTTCAACTATGACACAAGGCGTTACTGTTTTATATAACAACGTCCAGCCTCTATCCCCTCTTACACGTGGCAAGATTTTTCTGTCTTTCAAATGTGTTGCTTCTATATTAGCCTCTTGCATATATTCCGCCAATTCTTTACTTTTTTTGGAAGTATGCCAGAATAGCATTTCAACTCCGTTAGCCATTTTTTCAGCTGCATTCAAATGAAACGATAATGTCACATCTTCTTTATTTGCAATTCCGTTTATCTTTTGCGGCAACGTGGAATAGTATTCCTGATACACTACAACATACTCTAAACCTTGCTCTTTACATTCAGGAACCATATAGTTGTTTACAAAGTCCTTATTCCAAGCGTGTTCCTCGAATCCATTTCCGCTTCATTCAATGCTGCTAAACTTTTTTCTCCTAAAATTCCGTCCACTCTTAAATCAAATCCTAGTTCATTCAGTGCAGCCTGTGCCTTTTTAGCTCCCCAAGCTCCACTATTTACAATAAAATCGCATACTGACAATGCTATCTTATCTGATTTTAAAGTATCAAGCCCGTTTTTATGATAATATTTCTTATCATAAATATCTCTAGCAATAGATAAAGGCATATCCCTCATATGTCCAGTATAGCCATATTTTCTCGCTTCTTCCTCAATTATTCCGTACTTAGTTTTTCCGCCCTTGTCGTGCTTGTCATTAGAATATCCTCCTTCGACCATTAACAAATAGTCAAATATTTTCTCAAATCTATCCATTTAAACCACTTCCTTTTTTTTAGTTTCTTTTGTATCTTTTTCTACTATTTCAGTTGTTAAAACAATATTTTCATCTTCAAACGCAGCGTCTGTTATTCTTAATAATTTTCCTTGCTCCATAATTTCAATTCCAATTAAATTCCTTATATCCATTTTCATTCCGCCTTTCTTCCCAGCAATTCCATATCTTTTAAATATTTGTATAATTTGGCTGGACTAAACTCGCTAGCCTTTAATGTCTTTAAATTGTACGTCAGGCTCTCGTCCAGTCCCTTGTTAATCAGATGCAGGCACAACTCCGAACAGAAGTATCTGTCCTTATGCTCAATTCCCAGCTCCAGCAACTGGCTAAAGAATATTGCACCATAATCGTAGCCCTTGCCTTTTAACTTTTTAAACTCTTCCAGCACAATTGGAATTTCAATATGGCTATCCAGTTCAAAAATATCCATATTTCCCTTATAGACAAAAGGCTTTATCCGTACCCCTCCTGGATTGCTGAGATACACATAGTCGTTATAGATAAATTCGCAATGGCTATATTTCCCTAATGTCCTTAGTGATATTAGAAATCCAATCAGGCTTTTTGGCTTATGAAATGATATATAAAGCTTATCTCTTTCAAGCTGCATAAAATACCTCCTAACCTTGCTTTATTTCATTTTCAAAAAGTTTGTTGTATTCAGCTTCTGCATTAAACTTTTTCAGTTCTTCTATAGATTTATTTAAAAGACTATGTGATAATGTTGTTTCAGCGACCATTGAAGCAGTTGTATGCTTTCTCATTATTTCAGACATTTCTATGAATTTCTGAACGCTTACATTTACATATTTTTCTGTTCCTTTCTCGGTGTAAAATTTCCAATTGCTGTACTCTGTCGACATTAAGTCGGTCATAACTTGTGCAAAGTCTAATTTCTGCCCTTTAGAAATTTTTCCCATTAACCCGAGAATAAATCTTAGAACTAAAGAAAATAATATTTTAGTGATATTGCTTTGATCTATCGTCCTGTTGCCCTGTAAATACTTTGTGCCTTCCACTTCAAACTCAAAAGGCTTTTTCTCCCTCTCGATTCTTAATTCGTAAAGCTCCTGTTTCAATTTCTCGATTTTTTCTTCTTTTTTATACTTTATTTGATTGTTTTCTATATATTCAAATTCAGATAATTCAACTGTCTTGATTTTTCCGTCCTCTGTCAGCTCATTTTCATCAAGATTGTATTTTCCAGCTTTGTAAAGTTCCTCTTTTGTTGATTCTCTCAAACTTCCATTCTCGAGAACCGGATTTTGATATTCCAATTCATTCCAGATGTGGTTTTCTTCATTCCAGTCTGGATAAAATATAGCTGGATTATTCTTAAATTCTTCCAAATTTGTGATTGTTGGTCTTGCTATTATTTCAAGACTTTTCTTGTCATAAATTACAACATTCATTAATCTTTTCCTCCTAATTTAAATATCTTTACCTAGCAATATAGTGCAAACTCCCTTTCAGCTCGTAGTGAGTTTTCCCATTTACTCCATATACATAAATTCCGTCACTACGAATTACTAACCTCGCGTTTTCTGCCCCAGCATTATTTCTGTTCATGATCGCGTGTTCTGTTTCGCGAAAAAAGTCATCAGGAAAGAAATTTTCTTGGAAGTCGGCAATTTTAGTTCCGTCAGTCATGGCGAAACCACTCAAATTTTGAAAATAGACGAAAAAAGTAACTCTTTTTCCTAATCGAAAAAATTTGACCGTCCCGAGATTTGGATTGCTGGCTGAAATCGTTTGCCTGATTTCCAATAAATTTTCCACCTTATCCGAAATTGATTTATTGCTTATCGCTCTAAATTTTGCAGTATCATTATACATAAGATTGTTATTCTCTATGCATTCATAGTACTTTTTGTTTGCAGTGTCATAATAGAACTTTCCTTTTTCTTTTCTGACATAATCCTGTAAATTTCCTCCAAATTCTAGTCCGATTATTTCAGCAAGTCTTTTTCCTCTAGAGCTGTATTTGCAGCAGTTCCTAACGTCACTATTCCAGCTTTATTTTCTGTTGCATAGTATGTTTTTTTGATACAGTTATCCAAGTAAGAACTTTCAAAATTTTTGAATAGATTTATTACTACAAATTGACTTCCGTTATAAATTAATTCATATGTTTTATTTATATGAATGTCTCCAGCTTCTATTTGTTTCAAAGTTCCGTTTTGTTCTTTTAATAATGTATAATCAACATTATTTAATCTTAGTTTTGTTGTTGCATTTGTATTAGCATTATCTACTGTAATTCTTAATTTCAAGTCATTATTTAATCCAAATTCTGTCAAGCCTTCTAAATTGCAAATGTAATAATCAGTACCAGATCCAGTTGTTTTTGTTGCATTTATAGAGTGAACTAAGCTATTTTGCAGATTATTCATAATTTCAGCATTCAATGTAGTTCCAATTTGAGTAGCATTTTCTCTCCCTTTCCAGATGTGCCTATAAAGTCCTGTTCCAACATCACTTGCGCTCTCCACTTTATACACGTCTAAATTAGAACCAATCCAATCTTTTATTTTTTTTAACATTTATCTTACCCCTTCCTGTGTAATAACATTCATTCTAGCTAAATTGCTTTCATAACTCTTTTGTTGTAAAATTTCGTCATAAAATCCATCTTCTACTTTTAAAACTCTTGTAGTTCCGATAAAAGCTAAATTTGAAATATAGCTTGCTGTCTGAACTTTATATTTGAAATCTATTGTTATTTCTACACCCTTTGCTCTTATTTCAAGCAAAATATTTATTATTCCTTTTTTTGCATAAGTCGGTAATCTTTTGTTTAGAACTATATAAATACTCCCTGCTTTTTCTTCAAAATACTGTGTCTCATTTTTTCCATTAAAGTTCCCATTTTTTATATTTATATCTTTTTCATTATTTTTGCTTTTTACAATACCTTCTTCAAAAATAAATACATTCTGTTCATAATTTTCAATTATTATTTTCAATACACTTATTATTGTTTCAAAAGTAGAATTTTTACTTTTTCTAGATAGTTCAGCAAGTATTCTTCTTCTGTATTCTTCATCGTTTTCTCTTAAATTTCTATCAATGTTAAATGATGTCCCGAATTTATCTAAAGCATATCCTTTTGCTTGCATAATATCCAAAGATTCCAATAGTTCGTACATTCCTTTGCTTGCCTGCCTTATTTCTTCCAAATAAAGCTCTAGCAAAAAATAGTTATTACTTTCTCCATCTCTTTTGTACATATGTGTGTGGAAACTTGCTGATTATTTCATCTGTATACTCTTTACTGTCTTTATACATAAAACACCTCGATATTATTTTCATTTATTTGAAATTTTTGACCCACAGGAACGTTGAAAACTTTATCAAAATTTTGGATTGCAACACTAGATTCTGTTAATCCCATTTTTAGATTAATTTTTCTTATGTCGTCAATTCCCAAAATTTCTGAATATGTTTTTAGATAACTAATAGATTCCCCTGTCCTAAGATTATTAATATAGTTTAATATCTCTTGCTTTATTTGCGGTGTCCAACGATTATCTCTTTCATCAGAATTTTTTGTTTCTAATACTTCGACTTTAATTAATAGCGTGCTGTATTTGATAATGTTGTACGTTATTTTTCTTTCAAACATATCCCTTTTTATTTTTTTTTTCAAACGTTTGCGCGTTAGAATCTGCGATAATATTCCATCCGCTTTTAAATCCAGTATAGTTTCAAAAATTTTGTTATCAGGAGTTCCTTCAAGAAATATTTTAATAGTTCCAGCTTCTGTTGCCGACTCTGTTTCAGGATCTAATATTAATACATTTTTTACATTTTCCAATGCCATAAATCCGTTATACAATGCCGAATGTGTTGCAGTCTGTTCGATAGTCTGTTTCCTTTTTAATCTTGCTCTGTAAAGGCTGTCACTTTCGTCATCAGCTCCACCTACTACATCAACATCATTTGTAATTTTAGCGACTCCGCTATATTCCGTTGTAAATGAAACATCGCTTGTAATATTGCTTTCATCTCCAATTTCAACCGCTTGAATAAAGCCTACTCCATAATATTCGTTATTATCCAATTTATCCAATACAACATTAGACAATAATCTGTATTCTTTTTCAGCGTATTTTATGATTGTCTGTGCTGGTATAACTCTATTCTTTTCTCCTGTTATTTTTACTTGTCCAGCTGCATATGCTCCTGGGTTTCGCGGAGTTCTTAATAAAGTTCCAAAATAGTCTAAATATATTCCAGTTGCTGTATTTAGATTTATTTGATTGTTAAAATCTAAAAAAACTTCCCATAATTTTGATAACTCAAATCCGATTGCTTCTGAATGAATATCTTCGGGAGTATTAAAATCTAAAGTATATTCATTGTCCTGCAGTCTTGCCTTATACCGTTTTTCTATATCTTTCATAATATCTGAAAAACTTTTTAATACAAATCCTGTATCCGTTACTCCAAAATCCATTATTCCTCCTTTCCTAAATTACTAAAGTTTTTCCATTTTTTAACAATATTTCAACATCAAAATTATAATTTCCAGTTCCATTTTTAAAATCACTTTCAAACTTTGTTATTTCTGCCACATCTTCATCTGCCAAAATCGTTTCCTTTACTTGAGTTTCAATATTAAACTTTTCCAGCAAGTTTCCTATATGTCTGTTATTTTCATTTCTTTTAATCCAATAAATACCTTCATTCCTATGTAAAAACCATTCGTTAAAGAATAATCTTAACTTGTTCTCAAGCCTTAACCTTATTTTTTCTATTTCAGAACTTAATACTATATTTTTGCCCATCACAACATCAATTTCTTTGTTGTCGTCTTTTTCAGTTTGCCAACTTTCAATACTTTTCAT